AATAGGTAGTCCACAGGGACAAAGATTCTTACAAGGTGGTATTAATACCTTAAATAGATTTGGAACTAGACTGCAAGATTTTTTAAATCCAATAATGCAACCTGCTCAATCTGTTATGATTCAAGGTCAACCCGTAAGAAATTTTGGTAGAAGTGCTTTAATATCTTCTCCTTTTTTTGATGCTGGAGAAATGGCATCTTCATCTATTTCAGATTTAATAAACAAGTTAGTAGAAAAAGAAGATGATGAAGACGAAGATAAAAAAGATAAAAAGAAAAAGAAGAAAAAAGAGGATGAAATACCAGAGGTTGCTTTAAAAAAAGGTGGTATGGCAAAATCAAAAAAACCAAAAAGAAAAAGAAAGAAATATAAACCAGGAACATTCGTAAAAATGAAGGGGAGAAAAAGGTACATATAATGGGAAAAGTAGTAGATTTTATTTTAAGAAATGGATTAAAAGCAGCTTATAAATTATTTCCTCCAAAGGAAGTAAAAGCGGCAGCTGACAAAATAGCAAAACAGCAAACAAAAAAAATAAAAAAAGGCGTTGGTAAAGGTGTAAAAGTAGGAGGGTTAACTGCTGGTGGTGTTGAATTAGGAGGTGGGCTACTATTAGGTAAGAGTCCAATAATCGACCCAGTGCTAGATATTGCTAAAAACAAATTAAAAATGAACAAAGGCGGTATTGTTGCACCGAAGATGGGCGGCAAGCCTAGTTTCAAAACTAAAAAAAGCTCTAAGTCTATTGCAAAAAAATATTTTAAGGGTACGTTCTAGTTAGTGGAACTAACTAAGGCTGTAAAACACATACTAAGAAAAATAGACTCTGAGATAGAGAGTAGAAAAAATGCCTTTGCAGATGGCAAAATAATAAAAGATAATTTTGAAAAATCTGTAGGTCAAGTCAGAGGTTTAGTTCTAGCTAAAGAAATAGTACGAGAAACTGCTAAAAACATAGAGGAACTAGATGACTAACACAACATTTAAACTAGAAGAAGTAGAACTTAAAAACGATAAGTACCCAAGACCGACAGGTCATAGAATTTTAATTAAAACTTTAGATATAGCTAATAAAACAAATATGGGTATCTACTTACCCACTAAGTCAATAGAAGACCACAGAGCTATAGCATCAATAGGAAAAGTCATAGAGCTTGGTGAGGATGCATACAAGCGAGAAGATATGACAAGCCCTTGGTGTAAATTAGGAGATTACGTTATGTTCGGAAAATATGCTGGACACCGTTTCAAATACGGACAAGCAGAATTACGAATCATGAACGATGACGAGATTCTGGGTGTAGTCCCAGATGTAAGTGAAATAAGTTAATTTCACTTTTATCAACTAGCTACATTTGTGTAGCGTACAATTCTTAGGAGAAACCTATGCAAGTATTACACGACACTTCGGATGAAAAGAAAAAGCCGATGAAAATAGTTCCTGAAGGGGATACTGAAAAAATGGAAGAACTCAATACTGAAGAAGCTATTGAGACTATGGAAGCAATAGACCCAGAAGAAACTACAGACGCTGCTGATGAAAATCAAGAAGCGGTAGAGGAAGAAGTTGAAGAACCTCAAGAGGAAGCAGAGCCAGAAGAAAAGCAAGCTGCTCCTAAAAAAAAATCTAGACTTCAAAAAAGAATAGACGAGCTTGTAAGAGAGCGTGCAGTAGAGCGAGAAGAAAAAGCAAAGCTAGCAACTCAGATTGAAACATTAAATAAAGAGCTTCAAAGAAAAAGCACTTTGAATAGTGATTACAATAATTTACAGCAAGACTATTTTGATAATCAAATAAAAGTTGCAACTAAAACTCTAGATAATGCTAGAAGTGCCTACAGAATGGCAAAAGAAACTGGCAATACCGATGAGGAAATAAAGATTGCAGAAGAGATAGCTGACGCAAAGTTTGAGTTAAAAGACTTGGAGCGACAAAAACATCTGTTCGATAGAAAGCAGAAAGCAACTGCACAACAACCCGAACAAGTGCAACAACCCGCACCAACACAACCGCAACAGCAAACGCAACCACAACCTGACCCAAGAGCACTTCAATGGGCACAAGTAAATACTTGGTTTGGACAGGATGCTGCGAAAACTGGAGCGGCATACGCAATCGATGCTCAGTTAAAAATGGAAGGATACGACCCCTCATCAGAGGAATACTATTCTGAATTAGACAGGCAGTTAGCACAGGCTTTCCCAGACTTGGGTAAAGGCGGAGCTAAACCAAAGCAAGTCGTAGCGAGTGTATCTCGTGCACCATCCGCACCTAACAACAAAGTAACTCTGAGCAATAGTCAAATGGCTATGGCTAGGAAATTAGGTGTGCCTTTAGAAGAATATGCAAAATTTGTTAGGAGTGACAAATGACCAATAAAAATATATCGTCTGATGTGAAAACTTCTAGAACACATCAGAAACGCAAAGTAACTTACACACCTCCTTCATATCTAGATGCTCCAAAGCCAAATGATGACGGCATGAAATATCGTTGGCTGAGAGTGAGTATGGGTGGGGAGGATGATGCCCGAAACATAGCCAAGAAAAAACGTGAAGGCTATGAGTTCGTTAGAAAAGAAGAACACCCAGATTTTGATGTCCCCGTACATGAATCAGGTAAGTATGCTGGGGTAATAGGCTCTGGTGATTTAGTTTTGGCTAAGATACCAGTAGAAATGGCAGAGGCGAAGAACGATTATTATCAAAATAAAACTCGTACTCAAACCGAAGCTGTGGATGCTGACATCTTAAAAGAGCAAAATCCATCTATGCCTATAACACAACAGCGTAGAAGTTCCGTCTCTTTCGGTAAAAAGAAGAAAGAGGCTGAAGACTAAATTTAGTATGGGGTTGTTTATTAACTTTAATTTTAATATTAGGAGATGAAAATATGGCAAATGTAGATGCTGCTTTTGGAGCAAGACCTGTCAGACATCTAACTGGTGGACAAATTAGAACCAATGAATACAAAATAGCTTCTGGAACATCATCAAATATTTTTACTGGTGATTTCGTTAAATTACTTGCTACAGGTTACATTGATGTAGCCGCAGCTGGTAACAGAATCTTAGGAGTATTCGCAGGTTGTCAATATACCGCTAGTGATGGGGAAGTGAAATTCGCAAGATATTTCCCAACAGGTACAACTACACAAGGTAGTGGCGATGTCACTGCTTACATTTATGACGACCCCAATATAGTTTATGCAATTCAATCAGCAGGTTCTGCTGACTTTGCAGACATTGGACAATTAGCGGACCACGTTGCTGGTACAGGCGATACTAGCACAGGACAATCCAAGTTTGAGATTTCAGGTACAACTGGAACTGGAACTGCAGGAATGAGAATCCTTGGTCTATATGAAACACCAAAAAACGCTTTCGGTACAAACGGTATCCTTGAGGCAACAATTCATGAACATGAATTAAACCAACACATTGATGCTGACGGTACTGTGGGTGTATAAGGTAAAGGAGAATAAAACATGGCTGTTATATCAAGAAGTCAACTCGTAAAAGAGTTAGAACCAGGTCTCCACGCCTTATTTGGTTTGGAGTACAAGCGTTGGGAACGTGAACACGCAGAAATCTTTACTGAAGAAACATCAGATAGAGCATTCGAAGAAGAGACACTATTGACAGGATTTGGTGCTGCACCAACAAAGTCAGAGGGTGCTTCTGTAGAATTTGATACTGCTGCTGAACAGTGGACTGCAAGATATGTGCATGAAACAATTGCACTTGCTTTTGCAATCACAGAAGAAGCAGTAGAGGATAACCTCTATGATACTCTTTCAAAGAGATATACTGCTGCATTAGCACGTTCTATGGCTTACACAAAACAGGTGAAAGCTGCTAACGTACTTAATAATGCATTCAACTCTAGCTTTGTAGGTGGAGATGGTAAGGAGCTTATTGCAACTGACCACCCAACACTTATGGCTGGAACACAATCAAACGAACCTTCAACCGCTGCAGACTTATCCGAGTCTTCATTAGAAAACGCAATCATTCAGATTGGTGGTTTCGCTGACGATAGAGATATCCCAGTAGCAGTTCAAGCTCGTAAATTGATTATACCAAAAGAATTAGCTTTCACAGCTCAAAGAATTTTGAGAAGTGAGCTAAGAGTTGGTACAGCAGATAACGATATCAACGCATTAAGAAGCATGAGTATGCTTCCAGAAGGTTATGCAGTAAACCACTACTTAACTGACACTGATGCGTTCTTTATCTTGACTGACTTAACAAACACAGGTCTAAAAATGTTCCAAAGAAGACCACTGAAGACTTCAATGGAGCCAGACTTTGAAACAGGAAATATGCGATTCAAAGCATCTGAAAGATATTCTTTCGGATTCTCTGACTGGAGATGTATCTTCGGCTCACCAGGAGCATAAAGTACGCTATAAGGGGGGATTATCCCCCCTTATACTTATTAACAAGTTACATAGACTGCAATAGCAGACGGTATAGAGACTATGTAACGAGGTCTATATAACCAAGGAGGTTTAAAATGGCTAACACAACTTTTTCAGGTCCAGTTCGCTCAGAAGCTGGATTTAACGTAGTTAACAAAGACAGCACTTCAGGTGCTATTACAGAGACTGGTTTTTCAGTAAACTCAACTGGTCAACTAGTTTCTATGGGAACTAGAAAGATTCAATCATTTGCAGGCTCACTAGCAGCTACAAACGCAGCATCAACCGCTTATGGAGATGGTGATGTTCTTGTAGAGCTTGGTGCATTAAATACAGACGCACCAGACGGTCTAGTAACACCTACAAAATTTTTTATTCACAGAGCATTAATTGGTATTACAACAGCAGCAGGTGAAACTCTTGTTGGTGGTTTATCACTAAGTGCAACTTCTGGCACAGCAACAAACGCTGCAGTTTCTTCAGGAACTGAAATCGTTGGTGCTGGTGTAACATCTTTTAATGAGCAATTAAGTGCTACACAATCAATCACAGAAGTAGATGTAAACTTTAACAACAGTGCAGGTAACTACCACATATTTGTTCCAAATATCACAGCTGCGATTGCAAGCAAAAACTTATATGCTTTTGCCACAACTGCAGTTAACGCTGATATCACTGCTGGAAGATTTACAGTAGAGTTAGAATACTCTTT